AAAGAAATTATAAACGAATTTAATAAAGTTGTTAACTATTTTGATTTAAAACATAAGGGATGGGAATATGCTAGAAGTATATTAGTAGATGCTGAAGTATATTTCGAAAATGTAATCAGTGAAACAAAACCAGAATTGGGTATTTTGGGTGTGGTAAGTTTGCCTACTGAATTGGTAAATCCAATTTATGATAATATTCAAAATTTGATTATTAAAGGTTTCTTATTAAAGAAATTAATAATAGATCCAAAAACCCAAAAAATCATTTCCGAACAATTAATTCCATTAGACTTAAAACAAGTAACTTATATAAATTCAGGTATATGGAACGAAGATAAAAGTATCAAATTACCATTTATCGAAAATGCTCGTCGTGCATATAAACAATTATCATTAATAGAAGATTCTATTATTATATATCGTTTAGTTCGTGCGCCTGAACGTTTAGTATTTCGCGTGGATGTGGGCAATATGCCTACAGATAAAGCTGAACAATATTTGCAACAATTAATGCAAAAATATTGGTCGAAGAAAACTTTCGATGCTGAAGGCGGAAAAGCTATTAACATTTACGATCCGCAATCCATGTTAGATAGTTACTGGTTTGCAAAAAGACCAGGCACAGAAGGAACTACGGTTGAAACTTTACCGGGTGGACAAAATTTAGGACAGCTCGATGATTTATTATATTTCCAAAAGAAATTATATAAAGCATTAAAAGTTCCTGCTAATAGACTTAATCCAGATACGCCATTTGCTGATGGTGCTGAAATAACGCGCGAAGAATTAAAATTTGCTAGATTTGTTATTCGTATACAAAGTCATATTGCAGTCGGTATTCGTAAAACATTTATAACCCATTTAAAATTACGTAAGCTATGGGAAGAATATGATTTAAAAGAATCTGATATTATTGTTAAATTAAATGAACCATCATCATTTAATGCTCTACGCGGTCAACAAATATTTGAAATGAAAGCTAATAATTATAATAGCATGGCTGAAAATCCATTAATTTCAAACACATATGCCCAAAAGAAATATTTGGGATTTACCGATGAAGAAATAGTAGCTAATAGAGAATGGTTACGTAAAGATGCTGCCTTTAAATGGGAATTAGCGCAAATAGAAGAAGGCGGAACAAATTGGAAAGAAAATTTAAGTGCGGGTATGGCTAGTGGTGCAGAAGGCGGAGGAGGTGGTAAATCAGGAGGAAAAGAATTACCACCATCATTCGGGCCTGGACCGAAAAATACTCCACCGGGAAATCCTAATGAAACACCGCAACCACCAGGCGCTGGTCCTGAAGCGCCTGCCGGAAATAAAGCAGGAGCGCCAGCAGGTGGTAATGCAGCTGCCAATCCATCACCTGTAGAACCTACAAGTAATCAAAAATCTAAATTACCCTAATGGCATTATATCCTTTATCAGCATATTATAGCACAACGCTAACTCCACGAATAACTTCTTATGAATTACTCGCCGATCGTATTTTACGTCAAATAGGCGCGCCATTAATTAATTTAGAAGTAGCATGTTCAACGGTATTTGATAATATAGCTCAAGCTATAGAATGGTATACAAAATATACAGGGCATACTGAAGAATATTTGATATTCGATTCTACATTATATACTCACGGTTTAGGCATTAAATTAGATACATTGTTTACTATAACACCAGAAACATATACCACATTTACATCAGGAACTTCTGCATTATCCGGAATTTTTGATTACGATATGAATAACTATCGTAAAGTAAAAAGTGTACAATCTTATGTAGAAGGGACATCAACTGGTATTAATAGTTTGTTTACTATTGAACAATCATTAGCGCAACAAACATATTTTGCTTATGCATTGGGTAACTATGGTTTTGATTTAGTAACTTGGGAAATTTTAAAACAATGGTTAGAAATGAGAGAAAGAGTTCTCGCCCAAAAAGTATATTTTCGTTTTGATGAAAGAACACAGTATTTAAGATTCATACCTGAACCAGATCCTTCTGCTCCCTATTTCGGATTAATAGGTTGTCGTGTCGAAAGAGCTATTAAAGATTTAGTAAGAGAACGTTGGGTATTTAAATACGCGCTTGCTTTGACTAAAATGAATATTGGATTTGTTCGTGAAAAATATCAAGGAACCAATCTCTTTGGTGGAGGTCTATTGAACTCTGCAACATTAATGCAACAAGGTGTAACTGAACGCGATAAATTAGAAGATGAATTAATGAATGGTGCTGGTGAAAACGATCCTTTACCTATGTTGATGGGTTAATAGAGCATACGTCATAATTCATCAAAAATGTATATTTGTTTTTATAAATAAAATGTTCCGTACTTTTATAAATATATCTAAAGATGGCTTCGCTTAAATTAATTTCTGATACACCTATCACTGAAACTTTGGATTATATACTCGAAGAGAAGAATAAAGATGCACCAAGTAATCTTTATGTCAAAGGGCCGTATATAATGGAAGGTGTTTTTAATAAAAATCATAGACGTTATAGTGCCGAAGAATGCGCAAAAGAAGTTGAACGTTTCAATAAAGAAATGATTCAAGAAAAACGTTCACTTGGTGAATTAGAACATCCAAGTTCAGCACAAATATCATCCGAGCGCGCATGTCATTTAATTACTGAATTAGTTAAAGATGGTAACATTTACGTAGGTAAATCAAAAGTACTTTCCACGCCGATGGGATTATTAATGAAATCATTAATAATGGACGGTGTAAAAATGGGAATGTCTACTCGTTCATTAGGACAATTAGTTCCTGTTTATGAAAGCGGTGTAGAAGGTAACGATGTTAAAAACATGCGTTTAATCACTGTTGATTGTGTTGCTGATCCAAGTTGCCCAAAAGCCTTTGTTAACGGAATTCTTGAAAGTAAACAATATGTGTTAAAACAAGATGGATCATTCGAAGAAAAATATGATGCATTTGGCGAAGTTATTAGTACTCTTCCACGCAAAGACATTGATAATTACCTGAGAGAACACGTAATTAATTTTATTAAAAATTTTAACAAATAAGACTCATGAATACAAATTTACATAAAAAACTTTTATTGCATATCAGCAATAATGATTTCGGAAAAGCTTCGCAAGTATTACACAAATTAGCTGAAAATAAAATCAGTGACCGCATTCGCAAATGTCTAAGTGAAGACTCTGAATTAACTGAAAGTCCTGCAATGGTCGCAGAACCCGAACATTTAGAAACACAAGACAAAGCAATTTTCGATAAGATAGTAAGCTATTTCCATAAAGGTCAAGAATATAATAAACCGGAACAAGCGGACCAATTTGAACCAGCTTATGTATTACATTTTCAAAGTTTACCACCAGTAGTAATTGTTAAACTCCAAGATAACCGTTTAGGTATGTTCCAAGGTGATAAATTATTTGTTCATAATGTAGATGAAGACCAATTTGACGACGTCATCATGAGAGATTTTCATCCATTAATCGAAGACAGTATTAATGAAGGAATGTTTGATCGTTTAGATGCACGCTTTCAAGGAATGAAAGCAAATTTAAAAACTAAAGCTAAAAACTTCGGAACTAAAGTATCTGCTGCTCCTAAAGCTGCAATGCAAGGGGTTAAAGCCGCTTTTAATGGTGGTGATTTTTCTAAACCAGCAGAAACAATTAAAACAGCACAGAAACAAATAGCTGCAAATAATCCAGCTAAAGCCGCTAAAGCTGCACAGATTAATAGTATAGTTTCTTCGATTCGAAAAGACCTAAGTAAATTATATCCCACTGCGAAAGTGGATAAAGCATTAGATAATTTAAAAACCAACTTACAATTTACCAAAATATAAAGCCATGCCAAAAGACATAAAAGAACTCTTAACAGAAACTACCAAAAATCTTCTTACACCGGAGTCTTTGGTTGCTATCGAGGAAGCCATCAATGCTAAAGCAGATGAAAAGGCTAAACTCCAAGTCGAAACTGCTTTAGTAGCACAAGATGATAAACATACTGAAATGCTAAGTCAGCTTCTAGAAAAAATGGATGATGACTATACTACTAAATTACAAAAATTAGTAGAACGTTTAGATGATGCATATACCACAAAATTATTGAAAGTAAAAGGTTTTTATGATTCCAAAATCAAAAAGACTAATCATCAATTACAAACTGAAGCTGTTAATTACGTTAATGCTTTAAGTTCTAAGATCGATAGTTTTCTCGATGTTTCAATTGATAGAGTTCTTCCACAAGAAAAATTAAACGAAGCAGTTCAAAATACTCGCGATCAACAAATCGTTGAACAAATTCGTAAATTGGTTGGTATCGATCACCAATACATCAAAGAAGAAGTTAAAGAAGCTATTTTAGATGGTAAACAACAATTAGACGAATCAAAATCAAGTCTAAAAGATGTTATCACGGAAAACGCTCAATTAAAGAGCCAACTTGCAAAGAAAGAAAGCCAATTAGTTCTCGAACAAAAAACAGCTAAACTTCCTTCCAAAAAACGCGAACATATCAAAAAAGTTCTAAGTGATAAAGATTCTACTTTTATCAATGAAAACTTTGACTATGTATGTGATATGTATGACAGAGACGAAATTGTAGTTTCTGAAACCGCTAAAAAAGAAACCAAATCAGTAGGTACAACAGTAGATGTCACCCCTTCATTAATCACTGAAGATAAAAAAGACAACGTGGATCCTGTAATGAAACAATACCTACAAGGATTTGATAAATAATTAAGAAATCCCCACTCAAAAGGGCTCATGAGAAATTATGGGTCTTTTTTTATGCATTTTTATCAAAAGGTGATTTAAAAGATCGTAAATAATTCTATAAAGTTGAGGTACTACGGTATCTGAGAATTCAAACAAACAAATATAATTTAATAATATGTATAATAAACCAACAGAAACTTTCATCAACAAGAGTCGCGCTTCGCAGCTCTTGAAGAAATGGGGTCCAATTTTGGAACACACTTCCGAAAATGTTCTTCCCATTAAAGATGACCATACTCGTTTAAGCACAGCTATCCTTCTTGAAAATCAAGAAAAGTGGTGCTTTGAGTCTTCATCAAATAGCAACACAGCCGGCGACGGTGGTGTTTTCGGTGCGACATTACAGGGTTCTCCTGGTCAAGGTGGTAAAGACTCTAGCGACTTCTATGCCGCTGGTGACGCCCGCCTTCCTAAGGTGTTAATCCCAATGATTCGCCGTACTTTCCCAGAGTTGATCACTAACGAAATCGTTGGTGTACAACCAATGTCTGGTCCAGTAGGTCTCGCCTTTGCTCTTCGTTTCAAATATGACGATGACGCATTAGGTAGCTTTACCTTCGATGGATCTAGCACAACTAACCCAGGTCCGGATGGATCTCGCTCACAATCAGACGGCCAAGAAGTTGGTTGGAATTATCTGAATACCGCCTTCACAGGTGTGTCTACAGCTAGTCTCTCTGGTTTAGGCGTAGGTAGCGATTTCGAAATCGAAACCGCAGATCAAGGTGTTGCTCAAATTCTTAAGAATTTCGAATTGACATCTAACATCCCACAAATGACTCTTGATTTCTTCAAGACTGCTGTGGAAGCCGGTACCCGTAGATTAGCAGCTCGCTGGTCTGTGGAACTCGAACAAGATATCAAGAACATGAATGGTATTGATATTGATAACGAGTTAACCAATGCCATGAGTTATGAAATCCAAGCTGAAATCGATCGTGAAATGATCATGAGAATGGTTGTCGTTGCCCTCAACGCCGGCGCTCCTCAAGGTTATTCTTACTGGTCACCAGTTTCTGCTGACGGTCGTTGGTTAGGTGAACGTAATCGTGACTTCTACCAACACATCATCATTCAAGCTAATCGCGTAGCTGTTCGTAATCGTCGTGGTGCTGCTAACTTCATCGTTGCAACTCCTCGCGTTTGCTCAATCCTCGAAATGTTACCAGAATTCCAATGGTTCCCAGTTCAAGGTAATGTTAACACTACTCCAGTAGGTATTGCTAAAGTTGGTACATTAGCAGGTCGTTTCACGGTCTACCGTGATACACGTACTGATGCCCAATACTTGGTTGGTACACGTAGCACTCCATTAGAGTACGCATTGTTAGGGTATAAAGGACCGGAGTTTTACGACACTGGTATCGTATATTGCACATACATTCCTGTAATGGTACAACGTACTATCGGGCCTAATGACTTCGCGCCTCGCGTAGGGTTAATGACTCGTTATGGTGTCGTTGACAACCTGTTCGGAGCCAATCTCTACTATCACGTTATAATTGTTAAAAATTTGGGTGTGTCATTCGTACCCGGACAACAATCAGTGTACCTGTAATAGATATTGTAATTCAGATCTTAAAAACCCTCCTCTTCATCGAGGAGGGTTTTTTGTTGCTATTGATTTTCTTATATTCTTACTATAATTAAAAACATATGACCATAAAAGAATACAGAAAACAATACCGTACAAAAAATAGAGAAAAGATGATCGAGTATAATCGTTTATATTATCAAAAAAATAAAGAACAATTAAATGAACGAAATAAAAAAGATTATCAAATTAATAAAGAGCATTATAGCGAGTTTATGAAAAATTATTATCTCGAACACAAAGATGAACTAAAGAAAAATTTTAGTGAATATTATCAAAATAACAAAGAAAAATGGGATACTCCTCAACAAAAATTATCCAATAATGAATATCGCAAAAGGCGCTATAAAAATGATCCCCATTTCCGTTTAAAAATCTCCTTGCGTACTCGCATAACTAAAGCCTTAAAAAATAAACAGAAATTAAACAAATCAATTGAATTATTGGGGTGTACTATAGAATTTTATAAGTTATACTTGGAGTCAAAATTTCAACCTGGAATGACTTGGGATAATTATGGTAAAAATGAAGATGGTACACGTTTAAATACTTGGGATA